CTCTGCGTCGACCTCGTCGATCTCGATGCCGGGATTCTGCTCGATGAACTCCCCAAGATGATTCCAAGGTGCATCGCCGAATCGGATGTACCACTGATCCAGGTCGACGTCATAGAACGTCTTGACTGGTTTCTTTTTCGTGCCCAAGCCGACCGCATAAAGCTTCCCGGCTTGAAGCGTAAAACCTGATAACTTTGGCATCATGAACCCTTTCAGATGACAACCAGAAAAAACACACAACAAACAAAACGATCGCTGGGGACCCGCCCCCCGAGGGCCTTTCGTGATGCGGGGACATCACGCAGCCCGCGACCGTGCAGCGCGGGAAAGGGCTACCGCGCTAACGACGAGGCACGATGCGATTGATCAGTGGCACGCGGCTCACAGTCGAGCGAACCGCCATGGTTGTCTTGGCCGCTGGGTAGCATTGGCCATTGACGCATCGGGGACGCTGGGTCCTGACCACGCTATCTGCCGCAGCCGCAAAAGCTCCTGCAAAGACGACGAGCCACAACGCACAGATCGAACACAACAAACTAAGAGACCGTTTCATCAGGTCACCTCCATGAGTAAAGCATCCAAAAACACTCGTAACCAAAAGGATCGGGCGGCGTGGGATACACGTTGTTCCAACCACGCCGCCGATCCCAGAGCCCCGAGCAGGATTCGAACCTGCGCTTCCTGGATTACTCCAGGTGTTCCTCCGCAATAACTTTCAGGGCTAAAAGGACCGGACAGGGTTTGCCTGCATTTCGACGCACCAAAGGCGCGAGACTTACTTAGTCGACCGGTCCTCGCCACACTTTGCGTTTCGCAGTGGCCTCGCGGTTTCGATTAACGTGACTTCCACTCACGAGACCCCGAGGGGTCAAAGGACCGTGCGGGGTTCACACCCGCTACTCAAACGTGAAAAGGGTAATACTTGGTGGTATACGGTCCTCGCAACTTAGGCAGTTGCCGCCTCAACGTTCGAGCTTGCGAGAAGCACCGCCATGACAAGGCCATTGCGACTCGCTACGCTCGTTCGTGTGTGTTACTCAGTACTTGTTTCTGTTGTTCGGCTAGCATGTCGAGGCATGCTCGCACGGCTGCGTCTCGCGACTCGAGCAGCAACTGGGCTGCTTGAACTCGCTCCAAGCCAAGATGCAATGATCCACAACCGAGCCGACTGAGTGTTGCCTCGTGAACCACGAAAAACTGATACGCCATTTGACGCACATCAGACGCTCCAACGTTCGCTTGTAACCGCATCCAAAAATCAATCGAATTGAAGTCGATCGCATGTCGTGGTTCTCCCTGTGGTGCATTGCGCACTCGGATCGCCCAGTTGAACGACTCAAGCAGCTTGCGGAGCGAGACCTGTCGCTCATGCGATGGTGGCAGTTGCGACTTGAGCAACTTTCCAAGACGCCAATACTCGTAAGCAATTTCACCGATGGGATCCGCCGAATGATTCTTCGGATCCATCCAGCCGATCATCTTGTCGGCCAAGACTTCCCAGCAGTCAGGTGTCTCAGGCATCGCTGCACCTCACAGTCCGATTGGTCCTAGGTGCTGCGACAGCGATTGTCTCTTGTTCCTTGGGGACGCCTCTATCGAAGGTCACCAGAGTCAAATGCGTGATGCCAGTCGGCATGCGATCCGTAACGCCAGTGCTAGCCGACCAACCCATCCACGCAGCAAGTGCATGCGTCGTCTCAGTCGTCGCCTTTCTGGACTTGGCAAGCTTTGTCGCCCAGGTGAGAGCGTCAGCCATCGCATAGCTGCCGACGAAAGCTCGCAACGGCATGTCGTCTGTCGACGATCTGGCAATCACGACGACGACCGTGTGATCTTCGGGCTTTCGTTTGCTCGGCAGTGGTTGGATCTTCTTTGGTTTTAGGGCGATTCCCATCAGGCCACCATGTCCACGACTGAGGCCTCGATGTCTACTTGGACGGTGAACGCAACGTCGGCCGTCAGTTCGACGAGCGTGACTGAGTCTCGGCCTCGCATGTTGCGCATCACCGCCCAAAAGAACCGCAGATGGTTCAGTAGCGTCCCGTCGGTATTGCCGACATGGTGGGCGAACTGATTCCAGGCCGACGCCAGCTCTGGCACCGAGCCTCGTACTACCAGCAGAGTCGTGCCGACTCGCAGGACTGCTTCGCGATCGCCGACGCGAGCTGCGACTTGATACAGTCGATCCACATGCTTCAAAAATCGTTGCTGCGTTTCCGTCATTCTCACTTGCCCTTTACTGAGATTGAAAAAAGGCCCCGGTATCAATCCGTGATACCGGGGCCACACACCCCGCCCGAAGCGGTTCAAGCTAGTCTCTTGAAAACGGACTTGTCCTTGATTCGCTCGATCTCCCTGTCTGCGAGAATCGCTCCTGCCGAAATCAGCCGTGCCTCGTAAGCTGCCGCATCATGCTGAGAAAGACCTCGTGTCTGACTCAGATACTGCCGATAGCAACTCCAGCACAAACCTCGACGGCAAGCTCGTTGTTCGCACTTCGAACCATCGCGAGTAGTACCGAGGCACTGGCCAGCGACGACCAATTCCTCTACTCGGGTTTGTTTCTTTCGAGTCCGTTCTGCACGCAAAACCATGATCAACTGTTCTCTAGGATTCACTGTGTCACCTCGTAACGTGGACGTGTTCACATCCTTGCTACTTTCTCCACGACGCTGACCCGAAAAACCGGGTTTGTGCATCGCGTGAGTTTTATAAACCCAATTCGTGCACGAATCAAGCTGGATTTGCACAAAGTGCGCACGAAGTCGGCACGCGAAACCACCTTAAGGCATTGAAAACAAAAGACTTATTGCCTTCTAAAATTTTTTTGCAAAGATTGGGGAATGAGCGATCCCAAAGAACAAATACCAATCGAAAAGATCCGGCAGTTGCACTCAGTGCTTCAAGCCATGGCCGAGTCAGTGCACAAAGCGTTGGCGGACTATGAAGCTGCTGGAATTCAAGAAACCACCGTGAAAAACTGGAAGACATTGCACCGTGGGCTGGTGTATGTCACGCGAACCACGAGGCAGATCTGTGGGCCAGCAAGCAAAATTCAAACGATCGACCTCGAACAATTGCCGATGCCGACTAGCCCCAAGAAAGCCAAGCGTTCGGCAGAAAAGAAAGCCGACCTTGAAAAGATGGACGAAGCCGAGGCAAAACTCCAAGAGATCAGGAAACGCAAACCGCCGTCCCAGTGACATTGCGTCGCTTCCATCGTTTGGCAAGCCATCGAGCTCGCCGACGTGGGACCTGGTCCCACCTTACCAACACTGCACCGGACTCCGCATCGACAATAAAAACGTTGACTTTCGGCATGATTTCACCACGAGAAACTACAAGACTTTGAAATAACGCAGCTAGTATCCGATCGGTTTTGACACGTTTGGTCAAAGCCGTCCTAGATTTCCTAAACCGTCCAGTTTTCCCAGCCGGGAGAACGCAAAGAAAAGGGTAAAGCAATGTCTGCATGGCACGTCCGAGCAGGTGGTAAGACAATTGGTCCCATCAGTTCCACGCAGTTGAAACAAGCGGTTGAAGCTGGCAAAGTACCGGCGAACGCTCAAGTTCGTAAAGATGGGGTCGATGACTGGCAACCGATCACGAAAATCAAGGGACTCAATTGGCCCGAGGTGGCTCTTGAGCCTCGAGCGCTGGCCCCGTTGCCGAACGAGGTTATCGCACCCCAGCCGGCGCCGATCCCGGCTTATCAGCAACCGATGTTTCAACCCGCCGCAGCTCCGGTACCACAGAGCATCGTGAATGTTCACGTGGCCGCACCGACAATGAGGCGATGGAGCCGGGGTACTGCTATCTTGCTGAGTCTGATCGTCCCTGGTTTGGGGCAAGCTTACAAAGGGCAGATCATCAATGGGCTGGTTTGGTTTGTGGTGACGATCGCTGGATACATCATGTTGATCGTTCCTGGCGTGATACTTCACATTCTGTGCCTTGTTGGTGCATCTTGGGGGGACGAAACGCGGTAAGAGCCTTGACTGTGCCGACCGAGTCCGTAGACTGTTTGGACACCCCGCTCGGAGCGGTTTTCAGGATGAAGACCACTCGGAGCCATCATGTCGGCAAATTCTACGGACACCACGCAGATCCTCGGATTGCTCCAGCAGTCGATCGAGGCTGCGATGCGGAAATCTACAATACCTCGCGAAGCTTTCTCCAGGGAGGAAGTCGCGGAAATCCTCGGTGTCTCTGTCCGTACGATCGCTGGTTTGATCGATTCCCAGCAGTTGCGAGCCGTGCGAATCGGTAGGCATCTGAGGATCGACCGCAAGGAAATCGATCGGTTTTTAGGCCGGTAGTGAATGAGCTCGATCTACAAACACAAGCACCGAGGGTGGTACTGTTGCGTTACCTTGCCGTCTGGCCGACGATGCCAGATCTACTTGGGCAAGGTGACTAAGGCCGGTGCTGAAACCGTTCGTCGAAACGTCGAGCGTCTGATGGCGAGCAACAATGTCGGGATCGAACCGGATCCCCAGATCCAAGCTTGGCTCGCGTTGTGTGACGCTCGATTCCGTGCCAAGCTCCAGGCCGCTGGGCTGCTTGCCAAGTGGAAACCGCCGACCGCCTCGCCGCTGCTTTCGATCGTATGGGATGCTTATGTGTCCAAGCGAGCCGACTTTGCCGTCAGTTCGCTCAAAGGCTTCAAAACCGCTCGGAAGCATGCGGTTGACAACCTTGGCGATCGTCTGATCAGTGAGATCACCATCGCCGACGCGAAACACTTCGCACTGAGAATGGAGTCCGTTCACGCCGCGGCCCACGCGAAAAAGATCGTCGAACGGACCAAACAAGTCCTGCAAGACGCCGTCGATTCCCGACTTTTGGCGACCAATCCATTCGCTGGGGTCAATCTGCGAGCCAAGATCGATCGAACCAAGGATCACCATTTGACCGAGGCCGACGCGATGAAGGTGCTCGACAAGCTCGGATCGATTCAGGCAAAGGCCTCGTTTGTGCTGGCGAGGTTTGCAGGCTTGCGCATTCCTCACGAGCTGCTGCCCCTGACATGGCAACATGTGGACTTTGAGAAGCATCGAATCACAATCCCGACGGGGACCAAGACCGGCCAACGGGTCGTGCCGATGGTCCCGATCGTCTATGAGCACATGCTACGATTGGCTGAGACTGCCGACACATCGCCTTGGGTATTCAGCCGAGCTCGGGCCAGTGCGGGTACAACCCTGCGACGGTGGCTCGAATCGGCGATCCTGCTTGCTGGTTTGAAGCAATGGCCGAAGCTTTGGCACAATCTCAGGGCTTCATGCCGAACCGACATGGAGGAACGGTTTGCTTCGCACGTTTGCGAGGCCTGGTTTGGCCATTCCAAGCGGGTAGCCAAGGATCATTACCTCATGGTTACTGAGGATCACTGGACCAAGGCAATCGAGAAACCAAAGGAAAAGAGCGATGTACGGCGCGGGTCCAATGTACGGCGCGACGTACGGCGCTAATCGGGTCCGAGCGTGTTTGAGCGTGTCCGAGCGTGTCTCGGTACGTAAAAAAACCCTGGAAAACCAGGGTTTATGATGCGTTTAAATACCCCTGCAAGGGGTCGAACATACATCGAGGAACATGGGATAAAATGCGGTTTCACCAGGAGCGTACGGCGCTTGGTACGCAGCCACCACGACAGGAGAAAGAGAATGGCATCAGAAAATCAACAGGTCAGTCAGGGTTTGTGCGAATGCGCAACATGGGGGCGAGACAATCAGTCAGCAGCGCTGATTCTCAGCCACCACACAGCCTGCCCGAATTACAGTCCCGAGTTAGAGGTTCGCGAGCTACTGCAAAACTTGCTTGATGGCATTGAAGCTTGGGCTAGCGATGAAGATGGGGTCCATCCCGATTGCTGGGATGCCTACGTGAAGGCTTGCGGAGCGTGCGGACAGTGGAATAGACCCAACAGAACTTAAACAAGTCGATGCGCCGAGGCTTCTCCGGATCGCAGCGAATTTACCAATTCTCCAGGCTTTTTGGCATTTTCCTGCTAGGGCCCAGAAGTTTTCGGGGATTCGAACGCAAAAAAGTTTTGAGCTCAAAATTTCGCGGGTCCCTCTCAGAGGTCCCCCCTTCCCGCCCCCAATGGGAACAATCGGGAGATTAGACACACTTTCTTTTTGTAACTCCCGTTTGGCGATTTTTGAGACCTTTGCGGTACGGTGGTCCTGTTATCTGATCGGACCTACTACTCAATTGTCTCAAACATGGCGAAGAATCATGTGACCGTCATTTTGCTTTGGCTGCTTCTGGCCATCGGGTGCGCCCCTGCTCCGTCTTATGTCGCGATCCCAGCTCCGAGGGCAGAAACCCCGGCGATCAATCCACCGATGTCACTCCGCCAGAAGAACTGGCTGAGTCGAGCCAACGAGGGAAGTTGCGTCCATGCGTCGCTTTCCTCGATGCTCCATTGGCAGAACAAGATCGAGCTGGCCAAGTGGTGGCGATCGCAGTACTCCGGTGGAGAGTGGACCGACCAACTAAGACGGCGACTTGATGCGGCCAAGATCCCTTATGCCTACACCGAGCGAGCCAATCTCCAGCTTCTCGACGATGCTCACAATGCTCGGCGCGGAGCTCTTCTCTGGTGGAAGCCGTCGCACTGTTGCACTTTTGTCGGCTGGGCCAAAGGCACTGACGGCAAGGTTTACGCTTGCATCTTGGACAACAACCAAACCGATCGTTATGAGTTTGTCGAGCGATCGCAGTTTCACAGGGCTTGGGCTGGCTACGGAGGTTTTGCGCTGACCACGCTGTATGACCCTCCGAGCCCTCCTGTTTTTCAGTCGTACAAAGCGGTCGAGGATCAATGGAAATGGTAAGTTGCCAAGAATGCCCTGGTGGGGGACAACGTGTCAAAATCGTGCTTTCGTTCGGTCTGGTGGCTCTGGCTCTGCTTAGCGCTCTGTGCGTTGTCGTTGGCCAGCGAGTTGCTCCGCGAATTGAACAATCCCTCGGGATCAATCAACCAGTCGAGCGATCTTTTGCACCCGGGGGAGTGAGCTACGACGAGCTGCGAAACGCACCGCTCAACAGCGTCCCAGTCAACGAGAGTGCAGCCCGGGAAATCAAGCGACAGGATGTCTACTGTCAACCATGCGATCAGGTTCGATCGCCTGGGTTTACCCGATTCGTCAACTACGCCGAACCGATCACGCAAGCTAGCTCACCCGCGCCGCAGCCTGCGACCCCTCGTCAACAGGTCACTGTCACTTCCACGCCCTGGGCCAACAAGTACTCGCTGGCGGTCTTCGTTGGAACAGACCAGGCGTCCCAGAGATTGCTCGACTGGGTCAATCGGGATCCGCAGTTGTCCGACCTGCGCAAGAACGTCAATTTCCAGGCCTACACCAAAGACAATCCGCTGTATCGAGAACGGTTTGGTGGCGTTGTACCCACCGACCAATTTCCAGCCGTCGTGTTTACCGATTCCCGTGGCGGACATGTCTACGTCGCGGGAGCCGCGTCGCTCCCCTCGTCTGCGTCCGGCCTGTATGCAGCCCTCAAAGAATCGACGCAGATTCAACAGCAAGCTACTCAACCAGCTCAAGACCCTAGCTCTCCGATTGCTCAAGAGTTTGATCCATCTTGTCCTGACGGCAATTGCCCACCTAGCCGCGTGCCTCTCCTAAATCCGGAGCGAGAAAGGCTGTTCCCCAATTTGCGACCCAAAGACCAAGACCCAATCCAATCCCTCCTGTATTGGATTTGGAATCCCGGCGAAGCGATCCTCGCAGGCCTCTGTGCGATCGCTTTCCTCGTTCTCCTGTTCGTCGTCGCCATCAAGGTACTCCGCTCATGACCCTGTTTCTTTTGCTCATCGTGCTTGTCTTCATGCTCCTGGCTGCAATTTGGTGGACCCCCAAGCGACCTCCAAAGGGAGCCGTCTCGCAGTCCTCGATCTTCACCGCACTGGCCCCCTCTGGCGCGGTCTCGACCGATCGCGATGCGGTGCTAGAGGCTGAGATCGCCGAGATCGTCGAGGTTATTAGACAAGACGAAGCCGACCGCCGCCGCGCCGCAGCTCTCGATCGACTTGCATCCCTCCAGTCTTCCAGCAAGAAAACCAAATGACCACTCCAGCAATCACTGATCAACAGATCGCCGACGCTGCCGCCGCCCCGCAAAGCGTCTCGGCTGACGGCGTGACCGTGACGAATCGCAGCATGGCCGACATGCGCGAGGCTCGTGAGGAACTGGCCACCAACCAGAACGCCTCCAAGCCACGACGCGGAGTCCTGTTCGCCAAAATGATTCCTGGATCGGCAAGGGGGCAATAATGCCTGGTTGGGTCACCGTACTGATAACATCGATCCTGCGAGCCCTTACCACGGCCTCGTCGCGCCATCTGTTTTTTGGGGCTGGCTGGTTCCTCCTGCTAGCTGGCCTCGTCTTTAACTCGATGGCCACTCTCATTCTCGGTGGGGCCGTGGTTTTCTTTCTGTTCATGAATCCTCAGCCAAAGAGCTAGTCTTATGATGCTGCTCGATCAATACGGAAAGCCCATCGACACCAAGGCCCTGGCTGCTGCGAGGCGGATCCAGGATCGAGCCAAGCGACTTGACTCGCTGTCGGCGTCTTACGACGCTGCGGCCAATACGGCAGAGACATCGAAGCACTGGCGATACGCCGACAATCTCTCCGCTGCTGCGGCCAACTCGGTCTCGGTGCGCAAGACACTGCGCGAGCGATCTCGCTACGAATGCATGGAAAACAATAGCTTCGCGAAGGGGGTCGTTCTTACCCTGGCCAACGATTGCATCTCGACCGGGCCAAGTCTACAGGTGATGCTCCCTGACACTACTGCCTCTCGCATGATCGAGGCAAAGTGGCGCAAATGGGCAAAGGACGTGCGGCTGGCGAGCAAGCTTCGCACTGCCCGGATCGCTAAGGTTATCGATGGTGAGACCGTCATACTCAAAGGCAACAACCCGCGAT